GCGCGCTGCAGACTGCCGCAGTCATCTCCGATTTACTTACAGCGCCGTTTTCTTGAGGTGTTCAGGTGTGAGGACCACGAACCGGGGCCAGCTCGAGCAGACGCTGAAGGAACTGCGCCGTCTCGGCCGCCTCGAGAAGATCGACGCCGCGGCCGTCCAGGCGCTCCGTTCGATGGCGCAGGCGCTTGACGGCGACCCGGGCAACGCGGCGCTGTGGCGGCAGTACCGGGAGGCGCTCAGGGAGCTGACGGCGGATGACGATGACGGCTCCGCCGACGCGGCTCTTGCCGGCCTGTTCACCGAAATGGGCGACCAGGCGCCGTCCTGAGCGGGATTCGTTCGGCGGGGAGATAGCCAGGATCGGTGCGGCGCTCGGGCAGCCGTTCATGCCGCACCAGCGTGATATTGCCATGGTCGGGGGGGAGATCGACCGGCGGACGGGCCTTCCGGCGTACCGCACGATCATCGTCACGGTGACACGGCAGACAGGCAAGACGACGCTGTACGTGTCGTGGCAGATCCACCGGTGCACGGCACCGCGGTGGGCGCAGCCGCAGCGGTCGGCGTTCACCGCGCAGTCGGGGAAGGATGCGCGGGACAAGTGGCTGGATGAGCTGTTCCCGCTGATCCGCCGGTCCCGGGCCCTGAAGCCGCTGGTGAAGCGGATCTACGAGGGCATGGGGAACGAGTACATCAAGTTCACGAACGGCTCGCTGATCCGGCTGCTGTCGACGTCCACCTCGAGCGGGCATTCCAAGACGCTGCACCAGGCGGTGCTGGACGAGATCTGGCATGACACCGATAACCGCCGCGCCCAGGCCCTGGGCCCGGCGATGATCACGATCGCGGACGCGCAGACGCTGGTGTGCTCGACGGCGGGCACCGCTGAGTCGGTGGTGCTTGACAAGCACGTTGAACTGGGCCGCGCGGCTGTCGAGGCAGATTCCGGGAACGGCATCGCCTATTTTGAGTTCTCGGCGCCGGATGGCTGGGATCCCGCTGATGAGGACTCCTATTTCGGGTTCATGCCGGCGTTGTGCCCGGATCCGCCGTGCCGCTGCGGCCGTGCGGCTGGCGGCTGGCGGCACACGATCACGCTGGACGCGATCCGAAGTGAGCGGGCGTCGATGGAGCCGGCCGAGTTCGCCCGGGCGTACGGCAACATCCCGGACCGGTCGGGGCAGCAGGTGAGCATGGCGGCGGGCGGGTGGGGGGACTGCGCTGACCCGCTGTCGCGGATCGAGGGCCCGGTGGCGCTGGCGTTCGCGGTGGCGTCGGATGAGTCGCCGTGGGCGGGTGCCTGGTCGGTCGCGGTGGCCGGGCGGCGGGCTGACGGGCTGGGGCACGGCGAGCTGACGGATCTGCCGGGGCAGGGCACGTCGGGGCTTGTGGACCGGCTGGCAGAGCTCGCCGCCAAGTGGGATCCGTGCGTGCTGGTGCTGAATCCGGCCGGCGCGGCGGGAGCGTTCGTCAAGGAGCTGCTCGAGCGCGGGTTCGCCGTGGTTCCGCCGGGGAAGGACCTGCCGCCGGGGAAGCGGCGGCTGCAGCTCACGGGCGCGCGGGAGTACGCCCAGGCATGCGGCGCACTGGTGCAGGACGTGAGCAACGGCCGGTGGCGTCACCTCGGCCAGGGTCCGCTGGATAAGGCCGTGGTGGGTGCCCGGACGCGCACTCTGGCCGATGCCTGGGCCTGGTCATGGCGGGGCGCCAAGGCCGATATCAGCCCGGTTGAGGCGGTGACGCTTGCCCGTCATGGCCACGCGACCCACGGCGTGGCCCCGCCGGCACCGTTTTTCGGGGGCTGGCGCTGAGGAAGGTCTCACATTGACATCTGTCGCTGAGCGCGTGCCGCTGGACCGCATCGAGCGCCGGGCCCGGCAGGCGCATCCCGGCCGCGTGCTGCTGACGGTGATCGCCGCAGTCCTGTTCGGCCTCGGCTGGCTGGCGTTCAAGGCGTGCGCGGTGACGTGGCTCGCCGCGGCCTGGTGCGGCTCCGCGGTGATCGAAGGCTGGCATACGGCGCGGGCCGGGCAGCGAGCACCCTGAACCGGTCGAGGGAGGCCATCTGTGGGCGTCCTGGACCGGGTGAACGCCCGCGCCGCGCGGCGCGGGCGCGACGAGCAGCGGTACAGCATCGACACGTGGATCTCCGATTACCTGATCCCGTCGGGCGGCCAGTTCTCGTACGGCAGCACGTCGTACCCGTTCGGGCTGGGCCAGCAGTCACTGGCGGGGAACCGTGCGGCGGAGATCGCGAACAGCCTCCCGGGGTACCGGATGGCGCTGCAGGCGTGCCCGCCGGCGTTCGCGGCGCAGATGGTCCGGGCGCTGATCCTGTCCCAGATGCGGTTCACGTTCCGGAACCCGCCGTGGCACCGGGCGACCCCGCGGCGGACGTTCGGGAATCCCGACCTGGCGCTGCTGGAGCGGCCGTGGCCGAACGGGACGACCGGCGGGCTGGTCAGCCGGATGGAGTGGCACGCCGGGCTGGCCGGGAACGCGTTCGTCCGCCGGGAGCCTGACCGGCTGCGGCTGCTGCGCCCCGACTGGACCGCGATCATCCACGGCTCCCAGTCCGAGCCGGACTGGCCGTCCGGCGCGCTGGACGGCGAGCTGATCGGCTACGTGTACGCCAACCGGGGCATCGGCGTCGGGGAACCTAGCTTCCTGTTGCCGAAGGACATGGCCCACTGGGCACCGCTGCCGGACCCGGAGATGACGGACCTGGGCATGTCCTGGCTGACGCCGGCGATCCGGGAGATGCAGGGCGACCGGCTCGCGACGGAACACAAGATCCGGTTCTTCGAGCAGGGCGCGACCCCGAACCTGGTGGTGAAGAACATCCCGGCGGTGACGCGGGAGCAGTTCCTCGAGCTGGTGGCGGACATGGAGGAGCAGCACGCGGGCGTGGCGAACGCCTACCGGACGCTGTACCTGACCGGCGCGGCCGACGCCACCGTGATCGGGTCGAACCTGGCCGAGCTGGACCTGTCGGCGGTGCAGGGCAGGAACGAGACGCGGCTGTCGGTGCTGTCGCGGGTCCCGGCGGCGCTGCTGGGGATCTCCGAGGGCCTGGCCGGGTCGTCGCTGAACGCGGGGAACTTCGGGATGGCCCGGCGGATCTTCGCCGACTCGTGGGTGTACCCGGCGCTGCAGGACCTGGCGAACTCGCTGGCGCCGGTGGTGAGGGTGCCGGCCGACGCGGAACTGTGGTTCGACACGGCGGACATGCCGGTCCTGCGGGAGGACGCCAAGGACGCCGCTGACATCGAGCAGGTGAAGGCGAACACGATCACCGGGTACGTGAAGGAAGGCTTCACCCCGGAGAGCGCGATCGCGGCGGTCCGCGGGCAGGACGTATCGCTGCTGAAGCATTCCGGGCTCGTTTCCGTCCAGCTTCAGCCGCCCGGGTCGGTCCTGCCGGGCACGCCCCCCTCGGCGTTCCCGGCCCCGCTGAAGCCCGCGCCGCCGAAGCCGGCCCCGGCGGCGAAACCAGCCTCGAACGGCGCAGGAGGAACAGGCAATGGCTGACAAGCACCCCGTCCCGGACCTGGACGTGGTCCGCTCCGGCGGCGGCATGGAACTGCGCTCCGTCGACGGGTCGCTGGGCGTGCTGACCGGCCGGTTCTCCGAGTTCGGGCGCTGGTACCAGGTGTCGTCCATGTGGGAGGGCGACTTCATGGAACGCGTCGCCGCAGGCGCGACCGCCGACACGATCCGCGACAACAAGGACGCGATGCGGGTCCTGTTCGACCACGGCATGGACTCCCAGATCGGCAACAAGGTCCTCGGCCCGATCGAGGCGCTGGAGGAGAAGTCCGACGGCCCGCACTACGAGGTGCCGCTGTTCGACACGTCCTACAACCGGGACCTGCTGCCGGGCCTGAAGGCGGGGGTGTACGGGGCGTCGATGCGGATGCGGGTGACCTCTGACGCGTGGGACGACGAGCCGCCGAAGTCGAAGGCGAACCCGGACGGCATCCCGGAGCGGACGATCACCCGGATGCGGGTGCTGGAGTTCGGGCCGGTGACGTTCCCCGCGAACCCGGGCGCCTCAGCCGGGATCCGGTCCGGCACCGACGAGTTCTACGGCCGGCTCCAGCAGGTCAATGCCCCCGCGTTCGCGGACGCGGTGCGGGCAGCCGGCCTGTCACTACAGGACTTCACCGGGCGGGCCGGCGCGCGGAGCGCCCCCGGCGGTGACCGCACGGACGTGCAGCCAGGGAACGGCGGGACGTCACCCACTGATCCGAGAGCGGCCCTGCGGGACCGCGCATGGCGCATGAGGAGACAGCTGAATGCCTGACAACGAGAACCGGGACGAGTTCATCCCGGGAAGCATGGACGACCTGCGCGGCCGTACCCCCGATGAGCTGCGGCAGCTCTTCGGGGTGCTCGACGCGCACCTCAACAGCCTGCACCAGACCGACGGCGGCGAGCTCCGGGAACTCGACACCGCCGAGCAGGCCGCGTTCGACCTCGGCATGCAGATGCGTGACGAGATCCTGACCCGGCTCGAGGAGCACCGCAGGATCAGCGAGGTGTTCCGCCGCCGCCCCGAGGCCGTCCAGCAGGCCTACGCGAACATCCGCCACGGCCTGGACGACCCCGCCGGCGATACCCGCCGCATCACCAACCACGAAGCCCGCGACCGGGCACTGCGGGTCCTGGACTCCTTCGCCGCCACCGACCTGTCCGACGCGCAGAAGACGCAGGTGGACAAGCAGATCCGCCGCGACCACATCACCGCCCGCCGGATCCTGGTCACCGAGAACGACGACTACCGGTCGGCGTTCCTCAAGCTCGTCACCGACGTGCACCCGGTCCTGACCGAGGAGGAGAACCGGGCGGTCCAGGCGTGGTACGAGTTCCGGGCGCTGGGCGACTGGACGACCACCGCCGGCGGGTTCGGCATCCCGGTGTTCATCGACCCGTCGATCATCTTGACCGCGCAGGAGTCGGGGAACCCGTTCCTGGCCATCGCCAAGCAGGTCACCGTCAACACCAACCAGTGGAAGGGCGTGTCCAGCGCCGGCGTCACCTGGGCGTTCCAGACTGAGGCCGCGGCCGTGTCGGACAACTCCCCGACGCTGGCGCAGCCGTCCGTGCTGGTCCACATGGCCCGCGGGTTCATCCCCTACTCGATCGAAGTCGGGATGGACTACCCCGGGTTCGCGTCCGAGATGTCCACCCTCCTCGCCCAGGGGTATGACGAGCTGCTGGTGCAGAAGTTCACCGTCGGGTCCGGGACGAACGAGCCGAAGGGCATCCTGACGGCGATCAGCGCGGTATCGGGTGACCGGGTGAAGGTCACCACCGGCGGCAGCATCGGCGCCCCGGACCCGTACCTGGTGTGGAAGGCGCTGCCGCAGAAGTACCGGCGGAACGCCTCCTGGCTCATGTCGGTGGGCGTGAACAACGCGATCCGGCAGATCGGCGCGGCGAACGTGTTCCATGGGTACACCGTCAACCTGCCGGAGGGGTGGGCGGACCAGCTGTTCAACCGGCCGGTCTACGAGTCGGCGTACATGCCCGACACCACCACGTGGACCACCACCGCCGAGGGGCAGGCCATCGTCGGCGACTTCCAGAACTTCGTCGTCGCCCGCAACGGCGGGATGAGCGTCGAGCTCGTCCCGCAGCTGTTCCAGCAGGTTGTCGCTGGTACGGGGCCTGCGGTCCCCACAGGCCAACGCGGCTGGTTCGCATACGCACGGATAGGTTCCGATTCAAGTAACACCGCCGGCTTCCGCCTGCTCGTGGCGAACTCCTGATGGCCGAGCAGCCGAAGAGCGAGCCGAAGCAGTCCGGCCAGCCGAAGCCCGCGCCCCTGGGCAGCGCGGGCGCGTCCAGCAACCCGCTGGTGCACCAGCTGCTCGCCGAGCGGAACATCATGGCCAGCGTCGACGACAAGGACGCCGTTGATGCCATCGACGGCAAACTCGCCGCCCTCGGCGTCAGCGTCGAGGTCTGAGACTGGCGGCCCGGGTCCCCCCGAGGTGCCCGGGCCGCCACCGCACAGGAGGGGTGACGCATGGCAGTCATCGTGGCGACGGGCTCCATGAACACGACGCGTTTCGGCACCGCGGGTAACGCGACCCCGAATGAGACCGCCGTTGCCGTGCCGGGCACCAGCACGGCGAACCTCTCGACGGCGCAGGCCGGTAACGGCCCGTCTACTAACGTCGTGGACCGGGGCGGCTCGGTCGGCCCTGTCCTGCTGCGGCTGACCACCGCTGTCGGCGCGACCCCGACGTGCACCTACGCGGTCGAGGGGTCACCGGACGGCGTGAACTTCTTCCCGGTGCAGTACGCCGACTCGGCGTCGCCGCAGACGCTGGTCATCACCACGTTCGTCATCTCGTCCGCGGTGACGGCGCTGAAGCTGGTCCCTGCGAATATCCCGGTGCGGTTCCTGCGGGTGACGTACTCGGCGAACACGAACGTGACGAACACGCTCGACGCCTTCGTCTACTAGGCGCGGGCCCCCAACCTCGGGAGTGATCATGGAAGTCGTCTACGTGAAATACAACGCCTATGTAGCCGGGCTGCACCGGGCCATCCGCCAGGGTGAGCACTGGCCCGCTGATGACCCGGTGGTGAAGGCGATGCCGGACGCGTTCTCCCCGGATCCGCGGTACGGCGTCCAGTGGTCCGGTGACCCGCCGGCCGAGCTGGCCGAGCCGCCTGTGGAGCAGGCGACGGCCGGGCCGGGCGAGAAGCGGAACATGCGCCGCGGGGCGGGCGGATGACACTGCCCAGCCCGGCCAGGCTGCTCGCGTCGGTGATTCACGCGGTCGCTTCTGAGTACCGCAAGCTGGACGCCCCGCCGCCTGCGCAGCCAGCCGCAGAGCCTGTCCGGCAGGAGATCAACTGCACCAGCGCCAGTACCCAGCAGGCGTGGCATCCGACGCACAGCGTACCCGCCGACGCCCGCGCGTTCGGGTTCGGGAAGCAGGCCGGACGTGGCTGAGATCCTCGCGCCGCTGTATCTCCAGCTGCCCGGACTGTCGGTGGATCCGCCGGTCACGGTTGAATGCCCGGCCTGTTTCGCGATCGTGCTCGCGGCCAGGCTCGATGATCACCAGCGGGCGTCGCATGGCTGACCAGGAGGACCGCGCGGGCGCGGTCGCCGTCGGCTACGTCTACAACGGCAAGGACGTCGCCTACTCCTGGCACCACTCGGTCATCGAGCTGATCGGGTGGGACTTCGCGCACGAGGCGCGGATCCTGCGCGGCGGGTACGTGGCGTACAAATGCGGCACCGACGGCCTCGCCGGCGCCCGGAACAACGCCGTGAGGCTGTTCCTGGAGGAGCGGCAGGCGGACTGGCTGTTCTGGATCGACACCGACATGGGGTTCGCGGCGGACACGGTGGACCGGCTGCTGGCCGCCGCCGACCCGGCGGACCGGCCCATCGTCGGCGGGCTGGCGTTCACGCAGCAGGAGGCGGCCCCGGACGGGATGGGCGGGTGGCGGTGCCGCGCCGCGCCGACCGTGTTCGACTGGGCGGTCCTGGACGACGGGCAGATGGGGTTCACGGTCCGGTGGGACTACCCGCCTGATGCGCTGGTCCGCTGCGCGGGCACCGGCTCGGCGTGCGTCCTGGTCCACCGGTCGGTGTTCGAGCGGGTAGAGGCCAAGTTCGGGCCGGCCTGGTATGACCGGGTGCCGAACACGACGACCGGCCAGCTGCTGTCCGAAGACCTGGCGCTGTGCCTGCGCGCCGGCGCCCTGGACATCCCGGTCCACGTCCATACCGGGGTGAAGACGTCGCACCAGAAGGTGCTGTGGCTGGCCGAGGATGACTACTACGGGCAGGTCGCCCTGTCGCAGATGGCCCCGCCCGTGCCTGCGGCGACGGAGGAGACGGCGGTGATCGTCCCGGTGCTGCGCAGGCCTGCCAGCGCGGCGCCGTTCATGGCGTCGCTGGCCGCGTCGGGTGCGCCGCTGGCCAGGGTGTACGCGGTCGCCGACGCGGACGATATAGAGACGGCGTCGGCGTGGAAAGAGGCCGGCGCGACGGTCCTGCACTGGCACGGGCCGCCGCCGGGGACGTTCGCGCAGAAGGTCAACATCGGCTACCAGGTCACCGATGAGCCGTGGCTGCTGCTCGCCGGCGACGACGTGAGGTTCCATCCCGGGTGGCTGGACCAGGCGCAGCACGCCGCCCGGGACGGCGCCGACGTGGTCGGCACGAACGACCTGCACAACCCGCGGGTCACCGCCGGGGAGCACTCGCCGCACCCGATGATCCGCCGCGCCTATGTGGACGAGGTGGGCGCGTCGTGGGACGGCCCGGGCGTCGTCTGCCATGAGGGTTTCAGGCACTGGTTCGTTGACGACGAGATAGTCACGGCCGCGAAGCAGCGCGGCGCGTGGACGGCGGCCCCGCACTCCAAGGTGGAGCACCTGCACCCGCTGTGGGGCCTGGCCGCCGACGACGAGACGTACGCGGTGGGCCGGGAGCACATCGAGGCGGACAAGACGCTGTTCGGGAAGCGGCTGGCGGAGCACGCCGGATGAGCGCCGCCGACCAGGGCCAGTGGGGCTGGCGCACCTACGGCGCGCCAGAAGCGGTATCGGTGATCTCTGCAACCTTTGGCGGCGGCCGGCTCGTCCCGGCAGCTGACGGAACACTGGTCACGCCTGACCACCTGTGCCCGGACCTGCTGCGGTGGGAGAACATCGGCGCGGCGGACGGGTTGCGCGGCCGTGTGGTCCGGGCGTTCTTCTGGCTGCTGCGAGCGTGGCCCCATGCATGACCAGGCGATGGCGTGGATCGCGAAGCACGCCGCCAGCGATCCGGTGACGGTGCTGGACATCGGCGGGAGGAACGTGAACGGCTCCCCCCGGCACCTGTTCCCGGGCGCGACCCGGTACATGGTCCTGGACATCCGCGCCGGCGGCCTGCCCGGTGACGTGGACATCGTCGCGGACGCCGCGATGTGGGATCCGGGCGCCCTCGGCTGGGACGTGGTGATCTGCGCGGAGACGTTCGAGCACACGGCATCGTGGCGGGCGATCTGCCGCACCGCCTACGCGGCGTGCGCCCCCGGCGGCCGGCTCATCGTCACCACCGCCGCACCGGGCCGCCCGCCGCATTCCGCGGTGGACGGGGAGTTCCGGCTGCTGCCCGGCGAGCACTACGCGAACATCCGCCCGGCCGAGCTGGAGCGGACCCTGATAGCGGTCGGCTGGGCCGATGTGGTGGTCGACGTGCAGCCGTCCCCGGCGGACGTCCGCGCCGTCGCAGTGAGGCATAGCTGATGCACCTGCCCTGGCGTGACGTGCCCCCAGCGGACGGCTGCCCGCCTATCAGCACGTCGCTGACGCTGAACGAGGCGGCGGCCCTGGCCCGGCTCGCCGCCGGCCGGGACGTCCTCGAGGTCGGGTCGGCGTACGGTTTCTCCGCGTGCGTGATGGCCCTGGCCGGAGCCCGGCACGTCACCGCCGTCGACCCGCACACCTGGCTGGCTTCACATGAGGTCATGATGGCGAACCTGGCCGCGACCGGGGTGACGGACATGGTGACGGTCGTGCGCGGCGCGTCGCCGGACGCCCTGGCCGGGTTCACCGTCCCGTTCGGGCTGGTGTTCATCGACGGCGACCATGACGCGGGGGCGGTCATGGCGGACGTGCAGGCGGCCCGGAAGGTGCTGGCCGGCGGTGGGATACTGGCCGTGCACGACTATGGGGAAGACTGCTGCTGCCCCGGCGTGCGGCAGGCCCTGGACGCGCTGTTCCCCGACGGCCCCGACGAGCTGACCGGCACGCTGTTCACGGTGGCGCCGTGAGAGTCCTGGTCACCGGGTCATCCGGGTTCATCGGGAAGCACCTGTGCGCGGAACTGGCCCGCCGCGGCCACGACCCGGTCCCGTTCGACCGGCCCGGCTGCGACATCCGGTCCGCGACTCAAGTCGACTGGGCCGTACGGGCCGGCGACCTGGGCGCGGTGATCAACCTGGCCGGGATGCTCGGTACTCCGGAGCTGCTCGGCGCCGAGCGGGACGCCTGCGAGGCCAACATCGGCGGCGCGGTCAACGTCTACGACGCGGCCGCCCGGCACGGCGGGCTGCCGGTGGTGCAGATCGGCACCGGGCACAAGGGCCAGCCGAACCCGTACGCCATCACCAAGGCGTGCGCGGAGGACCTGGGGCTGGCCCGCGCCCGGTGGCTCGGCGAGAAGATCGCCATCGTGCGCGCCTACCACGTGTACGGCCCGGGCCAGCTCCCCGGGCCGCCGCACGGCCCCGCGAGCGTGCACAAGTTCTTCCCCACGTTCGCGTGCCGCGCGCTGCAGGGGCTGCCGCTGGAACTGTGTGGCGGCGGCGGGCAGCTGATCGACCCGGTGCACGTCTCGGACGTGGCCGCCGCGCTCGCCGACGCGATCGGCGGCCCCTACGGGCAGGTCACGGAGGCGGGGTGCGGCAAGCCCGTCAGCGTGGCGCAGGTGGCCGCGGACATCGCCACCTTGCCCGGGCTGACCCCCTGGCTTCCAGTTGAGGTGCCGGGCCGGCCGGGTGAGCCGCGGGACGCCGAGGTGGTCGCCGCGGCCCCCGCCTGCCGGAACCCGTGGCCCTACCTGGTTCCCGAGACGATCGAGTGGTACCGGCAGTGGCTGACCCGCTCAAGTTCATGACGCTGGCAGGTCCAGGTTGCGGATACGCTGGCAATATGTGCCGAATCGCGGGATGCGGCAAGCCGGTGCGCTGTCGCGGCTGGTGCAGGAACCATTACGATCGATGGCTTCGGCACGGAGACCCCTTGGGGGGTAATCCGTCCTTGCAACAGGCACCTCCTGACGGGTTGTGCACGATCGGCGGCTGCGACGACCAGCACTATGCCCGCGGCTGGTGTAACAAGCATTACCTGCGCTGGAAGCACCACGGCGACCCGCTGAAGGTCCTCCCGCCATCGGGCGGCTGTCCGCCAGGACATCCGATACATGCGCAGCGCGTGCATCTGGCTGGGCCGGAACACCCGCTGTGGGTCGGCGATGAGGTCGGTTACGTCAGCCTGCATAACTGGGTACGCCGTATGCGGGGTAATGCATCGGAGTTTGCCTGCGCTTATGCGGACGAGACCTGCCAGGGGCCGATGCAGTGGGCAAACGTATCGCATGAATACCGGCGTGAAGTCGAGGATTTCATGCCGCTGTGCCAGTCGCATCACATCCGGT